TTATGGGGGGCGAGGACTAGCAAAGTTATGTATGTATACACACATACATACACTCGCACGCGTTTTAAAAACCCTGGGGTGCTTTACAGCACCTCACACTGCTACTTGCAACACTGCACGGCACTGCTTGGCGCACTGCACTGCACTGCATTGCAAGAACTAGCAGGGCAGGCGGTTACAACTGCACAATCTCGTGCGCTGCATACATCGCCCCGCGCCCCCCGCATCGTTTAAACCCGTGAGCATCAACAAGCCAGCACCGCCCACAATATGGTTGAACTTTCAACTATTTATCCGCAACGGCTCAAGCAACGGCTCATAAGTTACTCATCGGTAACATGCAAAAAAGCAAATAAAATCACAAGCAATCTCAATCTCGCGCTAACATACAATGCGAAAAAGCAGTATAAAATACTGGTTTCCTCATGGTTACTCAGCAGTAACTTACGAAGCCCGCTCATCCACCGCATCGCAGGGCAGCAGCAGCAGCGAATCACCGCCTTGTTTAAACCCTCAAAAAAGCAGTATTTTACGCTGCTTTTTGGGGATGCTTGACTTTATTTAAACGGCAAGATTAAACTCTGCCCCGAAGGGGCAAACGGTGCCCCTCAGACGAAAGGACACTCACAGTGAATCGTGAGCAATGGTTAAACGCACTGGCAGTCACTGCCGTGCCTCGCATATCCTCCTCGCTTGATTATTCAACCGAGGAACTAGCACTCAAACTTTCCTGCGGTTTCCCTGCTCAGCAGGGCAAGCGCAAGAAAATCGCAGCATCGCTTGTACCTCCTACCGCCTCGGATGAATTCAACGCCGAGATTTTCGTAACCCCCGAATTGAGCGCCAAGCGTGAGGTGGCACAAGCCGTGCTGCCTCTCCTCGTTGCGGTTGTGACTGGCGATTTCAAGCAGCGCCGAATCTATCGGGATGCTGTGCGCCGTCTAGGTTTAAACGGTGCCGAATTGCCCGCTTGGGCTAAATCCCTCGTTGACGGGATGCCCGCCTACCCTCACGCCTCCCTCACCCTTGAGGCACCCGAAAAGCAGACCACCCGCCTCATCAAGGTGGCATGCCCAAGCCTTGAGCATGACCCCTACATCGCCCGCCTAAGCCGTAAAGCGCTTGATTTCGGCACACCGACATGCCCATGCGGTTTAAACATGGAGGTGCGCTAATCATGGAAACTTTCGGAATTGAGTTAGAGGTTTCAGACCTTGGAATCTATGATGCTCAAAATCTCATTAACCGCGCTGGCTTACGCTGGCAGGTTAAGGCAGACGGTACCCGTCATGTCAGCGCCGAGGCAGTTAGCCCGATATTGACCTCCGACAGTTTAAACGAGGTCAAAAAAGCAACCCGCGCTCTCCTTGTCGGTGGCGCAACGGTCAATCGCCAAACTGGTTACCATGTCCACCTTGGCGCGGATGAGTACGGCACCGAGGGCATCGCTGGCTTGGTGTGGAATTGGAATTGGGCGCATAACACCATCGGCGCACTGGTTGCCAAGTCCCGTTTAAACAATCACTTCTGCGCACCTGTCTACCTGCCTCGCCTTGAGCAGTGGGTAGAGAATGTCCGCAATGGCAACATCCGCAACCTTGAGAGCGGGCGTTACTTCTCGCTCAATCTCAACGCCTACTCAGCGCATCAGACCGTAGAGGTACGCCTACACCATGGCACCCTCAACGGCGCAAAGGTCAAGGCTTGGGCGGAATTCGTGAGCGCAATGGCACGATTTTCAACCGCTGGTCACCGCCTCGTTGAGGATAAGTGGCACAGCGCAGGGCACCGCGATTTAAACATCGTTGAACTGCTCAACCTCCTCGTATCGGGTGACTATCTCGCACAAGATACCGCCACCTACCTCAAGGGCAGAGCGGAGGAATTACTCAACCGCTAAGCGGTAGCCCGCCCCTAGTGGGCGTGCGTAGGTGCGATTCCTACGGCGGGCGCTAGTGGTACCAAGGCGGTGCCACTGTTTAAACAGACGAAAGGTAAAAACATGTTTATTTGGAAACGCGATGAAAGCGGGGAAGCCTCCGCCACCTGTACTAAGTGCGGGCGAATTTATTACATGACTAGTGAATGGGACAGAGTAAACATTGAATGGCACGACCATGAAAGTGAGGCTGTTTAAACATGTACGAATATGTCAACGGCTCCGCGCTGGTATTGGTAGCGCTCCTTGTTTGGGCGCTGTACAAGGCACGCACCAGTGGAGGTAAATAAAATGACCACCGCTACTCAACGCTACAATTCAAACAACCAGTGTTTAAACTGTGGCGAATCATTCTACGACCCGCATCAACCAACATGTGTATGGTCAGACGATTACAGTTTAAACATGATTACATGTGGCGACTGCTTGCGCTCTGATTGTGCTGGATGTATCTAACATGGTATACTTACCACTCAACAACCTAACAGACTGGAGAACTAACTAATGTGTGGAATCGCAGGCTATTGCCTAGACCCCAAGCACGCCAAGCGTGTTAACACCGCAGACCTAGCAGGGCAGATGCTCCTTGATATTGAGCATCGTGGCTACCATGCTACGGGCGTGGCGTATATCAACCCAACAAACGGAAAGCGTGTAATCCGCAAGGCTCCCTTGTGTGCTACCGATTTCGTCAAGCGCAGCGGTCAGCACCTATGCGCTGGCGCTAACACCGCCATCCTTCACACTCGGTGGGCAACGCAAGGCTCGCCATCAAACAACAGCAACAACCATCCCATTCCTCGCGGGCGCATTGTGCTCACACACAACGGACATGTCAGCAACGACACCGAGTTGTTTAAACTGCTCAACATTCCTCGCGTCGCGCAAGTTGACAGTGAAGCAGTGACCGCACTGCTCGCTTTCAGTAACGCTAAACCTTGGCAAGTACTGCCACAGATGAAAGGCACCGCAGCGCTGGCTTGGATTGAGCAAGACAACGCACGCACGCTACACCTAGCGCGTGTCAATTCATCACCGCTGTGGATTGGTCAGACAAACACAGGCTCGCTTGTGTATGGCTCAACCGAGGACACAGTAGAGAACGCTGCCATCATGCTTGACTCTGAACTAGATTGGAAATACGCAGCAGCCGAGGGCGAATACTTCAAGGTGCGTGACGGCGCTATCATTGAGTACGAAACCTTCAAGCCGACACGATACTCAGGTAACTGGAACTATCGTGACTCTCAGTGGGATAAGTACTGGAACCAAGAGGAGGAACTAGCCTTCTAGTTGTTTAAACCAAAAGAACCCTCGCTGCGGCGGGGGTTTTTTTGTGCGCACATTGTAGATACACCAATGTTTAAACAGAAGTATGACCAGACCTGGAAGATGTTGTTACAAAAGTTTAAACAAAAAAATAATTTAAAATTCCAGGCAACAATCCTTGACTTTAAAATATGTTTATGTAATTATCAGATAGTGGCAACAATGCCACACCTAACGAAAGGAAAATAAGATGCTGTTCACCGACATCATCGCAGTTACAATCGCACTAAGTGGCGCTGTATTCCTATTGGTTTACAGTGCTATCGCAAACGCAAGACTTGAGCGAGAGAATAGACACCTCCGCGCTCGCATCAGCGACATGCGTAAGCAGATTAACACAATGGTAGAGCGCCCATTCTAATGAGCGATACAAAGACACCACGCAAACGACCACCTCACGCGTTGGCTCAGAGCAGAGCAAAGAGCAAACTCGTGGAACGCTACCGAGAGGAATATGTAACTCTCTATCGTGAGGAGTGCGCCAAACTAGGGCTACGCAATCACGCAACAAAAGCAGAACGCTTGGCAAAAATCCGCGAACAACTCAGACAACTAGAAGCAGGTGTTTAAACATGTATGAAGGCTGGAAAAATTACGAAACTTGGAACTGTGCGCTGTGGATTAACAACGATTACCCGTTGTATCTATCAGCCACGCTATTCATGAAGGCATACAACGGAGCCAAGCCATATCGTGATTGGGTACATATCGCTGGACTTGAAAACGCAACTACCAAAGATGGTTGTAAATGGATTAGTGATAAGTTATCCTACGCAGAACTAAATCAAATGATGAAAGGAATCAACTCGTGAGTTATTTAACCTTGCCTGATGGCGGTGTGTACTCAGCAGATATTGAGGTGACACCAGTAGAGGGTGGTTTGAAATTCACTTCACCCGTGGATGGTCACACAGTAACTGTTGACAACATCAATGTCACGACACTGTGTGGTAAATGGTTTGACTCTGAACATTACTCAGACATCATGGACTGTATCGCCGAAATGGGTGGATGCCGTTGGGTTGTAGGAGAAACTACTGAATATAACTTCTATTCAGAAAATGGTAAGCACTATCTGAATGTCCATGAACGCGTGGACAAAGGGATTGTGGCACGATGAGCAAATGTGGCGCATGCGGTGGCACTATCTCTAACACTGTCGTACCTCACGGACAAATCTGTGATGACGACATCAAAGCACCAAGCATCAACGACCTCATGAAATCCTTAGATGAGGATGACGATGACGAATACGACATGGATGAGGAGGAGGAAAATGACTAAGGCAGCCAAAGGTGTGGTCATCAAACCCGATGGCACACACGAGGAGAAGGTGTTTAAACAACTCCTTGATTATCAAACATCGGTCAATGGAATCATTGATGCGGTGCGCTTGTATGACTACAATGGGGTAGAGGTAGGGTGCGCCTATGTAGATGATGAAGGCTTGCTCAAAGGCTCGCCACTTAATCCACTGGGTAGCGCAATCTCATTCCTATTCGGTAACACGCCTCACCTAGTAGGCAACATCGTGCTGGTTGGTAAGTCAGATGATGAAGGGTATGACACAGACATCCCTGAATATCTACTCACACTCATCAGAAACATCAGCGCCAAGCAGGAGCAGGTCGCATAATGTTTAAACGATTAGTCGCTATCTTCCTTCTTGTTACCGCATCGGTAGCAATAGACGACAGGTTCTTTGACAAGGGACATGTGCCAGTATCTAACCTCACGGACAGAGGGCATATCGCTGGCACTGTGGTCGCCTTCTACGAGAATGAATACCAACGCTACGCAGTAGACATGCTCGCACAAATGGGCAAGTTGGAGCAATGGTCATGTCTGTACACGCTATGGACACGAGAGAGTAATTGGAATCCACGCTCACTCAATCGCAAGTCAGGCGCGTATGGAATCGCACAGTTCATGCCGAGTACATGGAAGTTGGTTGGGTTTAAACGCACAGACAACGGCTTCGTACAGGTAGAGGCAGGGCTGGCATACATTCAACGAAAATACGGGGGCAATATCTGTAAGGCTCTCGGCTCAAACTTATCAAGAGGGTGGTATTAATGGATGAGGAATATAAAAAAATGTTATTGGGTGTAAAGATTCACCTGATTAAAAATAGCATGACATACAATGCTGAGGTTGAACCAGTTGTGGTACGACCAGTCAACCTTGATGTCTTAGTCGCAACAATTTGGGAATACTTGACAGGAGCAGGCTATGCCAGCACTTCCAAGATTTCATAAGGTTGTAAAAGAAAAGATGCTTGCTGATGGAACAATTCAATACACCTTCAGGTACAACCCAACACTGTTTAAACTTGCCAAGTGTGCTGGTTTGGATACTGAAGTGTTCTATCCAGCACAAGAGAAGTTTGATTTATCCGAGGAGAAATACATAACTCAACGGCTATGTGGTAACTGTCCAGTAAAGGAAGCCTGCTTGGAGTGGGGCTTAGTTCATGAACGATACGGGATTTGGGGAGGCACTACCCCTTACCGCAGAAGGTTCATCCGCAAGGCACGCGGGTGGGGCTTCAACGAAATCGCCCTACCTAATTGGCAGAGATAGGGTATACTAAGAACAGAGAACGCCCGCAAAATTCCTTTCGTCAGGTCTGTATCCAGTCACAGATTGCGGGCGTTTTTCTATTTAAGAAGCAGATTTATCGCCAGTAATAACTCGGATTGCCCAGTCAAGTCCAGTGTTTAAACCCTTAGACCACTCATCTTTCTCTGTAATCTTTGAGTACTCAATCTTCTGTACAAACTTCTGAATCATTGCGTTATGTAGCAAACTAAAACGCTCAGCAAAATCATCATCGCTCATAGTTTAAACGCATGCCTCATCAACATGAATACTTCATCCGCCAATTCATCTAAAGTTCCATCGTTATACACAACGCGTTTAAACATGTGATTATCCATAGCATGTTCGCTGATGTGGTCATTGACTGGTTTATGGTTGTGTCTGTTTATACGCCACACCTCTCCACCATTCTGTTCAATCATTCTTGCTTCGTTAGGGAAGCGAACATCAGGTATAACAATACGCTCATCAGTGTTTATACTGTTAAACAAACGCCACACCCACACATCCTCATGGATTAACTTGCGCCCCACTTCTGTGCCCATGACCTGTAACAAACGGCGCACTTCATCTTTACTCTTGGCTACTTCCCACCCATACATCTTGACTATTTCGTTAAGACGATAGCCATCGTGAAGGATTGGGTTCAGCGCAATCAACGCATCTCTTATGCCATCAGCGAACGCCACCCGTTTAAACTCATAATTCAAAACTAATAACTCCGCAACTGTATCTTTACCGCTGCGGGCATAACCGCTCAGTCCGATAATCATTCTTGCTCCTCGTATGGGTCGTCTAACTGTTCTTTACCGCAAGTCATACACCAGTAAAACTCAACTGGGTCGTCAATGCCATCGCCTGCCAGTGTGCCAATCCAAAAATGGGAGCCAAACAAACACTTCAATCTGTTGTAGTAATGCCAAAGATAAATCATTCTTGCTCCTCTTGGTTTCTAATCTCTGCCCTTGCTTCTGCGTTGCTGCGTATGCGCCTGCGACCACGCCACACTGGAGCCTCGCCACCTAGTCTGTCTTGTAACTTGGTTAGCGCACGCTTGACACGCTTACGCATGGCTTCCTCAGTAGTTCCGTAGGATTCTGCGAGCGCACCAAACTCCATGCCACCATTGGCATAGCGCATCCTTAATAAATCTCTATCGTTCTTGTTTAAACGGTCTAGTCCAGCAGCAACATCAGACAGCAACGCCAAACGATTGCCACCTTCCGATGGTTTAGAGGTAGTAGATACATACTCACTGCTCATGTCGGGTGTATCAGTCCAGCCAACATGCTCCCACACATCACGCAATAACTCGTGAAGCACCTCGTGTGTGTAGTAAAAACTATCAGCGTATGGGGCGCGTGAATGTCGCTGTCTTTCTCTAGCAACATACTTCTGTGCCTCGTTATAGAAAGTCTTACGCAGTTTAAACTTTAGACTTTCTTCTTCAGACCACTGTTCAATCTTGTGCCAGTGTTCCAGTGCCCACAATGACATGTGCTGATACAAATCATCAGTGGTTACTAGCCCACGATGTATGCGGTTAGCACGGGTTGCTACTTGACGAGCAACGCCGTAGATAGTTTCCCAAACTTTATCTTGGCTATCCATTGTCACTCCTCATTGACAATCTCATCAACCCAATAATGTTTAAACTCCTCAGCCTGTACAAATATAACAAGGTCGCGCTCTTTAGTATCCCATCGGGTATGAAATACTGGCACGACATTGCCAAGTTCACGGGCTGGAACAATTAACAATCCATCAGAAAAGCGAAAACAAATGCGATGGAAGCACTCTGCTCCATCGGTATATGGCGGAGCAATCAGCATCTGTTGTAACTTATTAAATGGAAAGATGGCGGGCTTGCTACTGTCACTCTTGAGCCACTTGATTTCCATGTCACCAATGTAGTTCTCGCGGTCATTGCCATGTAGTTTAGTTACATGATAATCAGTAAAGTAAAAGCGAGGTGTAGTGTAAAACTTCCACGGGTAAAGTTCAGCAAGTCGGGCAGCCATGATTTTCTCACGCTTACCATCACCATATACTTGGCGTATTGGTTCCAATTAAACACCCACTCGTCTGCGTAATCCCTCTGCTCCTTCGGCAAGGAACACATCATTAACATCGCAGTTGTCAGGCATGAACACGGGGAATACATTGTCCAATTCTCTTGAGATAGTCTTAGCCATCTCTTTGCCTGCGTTGTCACCATCACAAAACAACATAATCTTTTCCCAGTCAGCAAGGACACGGGAGTAAAATGGTTTCCAGTTGTTAGCCCCAGGCAAACCGACAGCAGCAAACCCCACTTGGGTAGCGATGACTGTATCTAATTCACCTTCACAGATAACAAGGAAATCTTTATCAGAGTTGAGCGCATCAACATTGTAAATGTGTGTAGTTGCGCCTGGTCTTGACAGGTACTTCGGTCCACTATCGTTGTTTAAACTACGGAAGCGGATGTCAATTACTCCTGCTGGAGTTAGGTAAGGAATAGCCAACTTACCAAGGTAGGGTTCATGCCCTGCTTCAGGATTCGCCACGAAGCCGAGGCGGAATGTACGCGCCGTTTCCTCTGCTATACCGCGACTCATCAGATACGGCAGCGCCTCTGCGAGGCTTTGCTCGTAGTTGGTTGTGGCTTTCGCCAGTAATTCCCTCTGCGATTTGGACAGCCTTGCCATAATTAACGCCTTCTTTCTTCATGATGATTGAGTAAACATCGCCTGCCATGTCGCAAGCAAAGCATCTAAAACCACCAATGTCAATGTTTAAACGAGCAGACTTTACATGGTCATTG